TAGTTAGCGTTTGATTCAACGTTAACATAAGGTCCAGCCAATACAGGGCTGGAGAATAGTGTAGCTGCAATAGCTAGAGTGATTTTTTTCATTTAAAATATACCAGGGATAATTTGTCCAGTCGTGGCGTAAGCTCCGAGAGCAGATATGATACCAATCATAGCCCAGCGGCCATTTTGAAGTTCAGCGTTGTCGTTCATAGTGTATTCAATAGGTGCTTGAAGTGCGATTACTTCTGTGTCGTTCATTAAAATAATGAGTAAGTTAAAGGGCGATGATGAAAGTTCAGGTCGCCACGATACACCTATGCATATCCTTTATTAAGTAATCTTTTTACCCAACCTTTTTTCTCTAGGTAAAGTTTTTCCATTTTAGTACCTTCAGGTTTCCAAAATTTAGAAGGAATCTCCATCTTACTTGGTCTTATATTATTAGTTGCTTTGCTTATAGTTAAATCATTATGGTACTTTAGTTTATGTAGTTCCTCATTGCGAATCCTCTCTTCAGGTGTCTGCTCCATGTGTTCTAGATGAACTGGATTACCTCCTCTATCTATACCAAAAGCAGGGTTTTCAATTATTTGACCATGCTCATTAAAATATTTACCATGAGATATCATCAAGGGTTGACGATTAGAAGCTAAACCTTTACCCTTACCTGTACCTTTAAAAGGTGATTTACCTTTACCATATGGACTGGCAGAAGGTAAATCCTTTTGTAATAATTTTAATTGAGCAGGTGTAAGTGCATCCCTTGTAGCCATGATTATGCCACCGTTTCACTAGCTGCTACTGTACCATCAGCTGTATCTCCAGCTACCTTATCACACTGAGCAAGTTGAGCAGCAGTACTTGCACCGTTATTGTATGGTATAAACCATCTAGCTCCTGTCTCATGCACCATATATTCTACGTGCATAGCATTATCTCTGTTATTAGGATCATATCCTACAACAGCTGTTCCGTCTCCTCTAGCCATAATTAATCTCCGTTAGAATTGTAAGTTGTCAGATCTTTCTAGTTTGTTTATAATATCTTGTCGGTATGCTGGGTCTCTATCATATCTAGGATCACCCATAGCTGCTACTAATTCAGCCTGACTTCTGAATACATCGGTACCACCTTTAGCAGCTTTACCACTATACATCTTACCTTCGTAACCATTGCTTGCTTCATACTGGCTCTTTAAACCAGACACAGCTAATTCTATAGCTTGGATACTACCATTAGTTACAATACTATCGAAAGCATCAATAGCTTCTGGGTCTAAATTCTGACCAGCCCATGTAACTAAGTTGTTGTAAGCTTCTTCTCCACCAGCAAAAGTCTTTATCTGATTTACTTGTGAGTCAGATATATCATTACCTTCTACTTGGGTATATCCAGATTCAACAGCTCTACCAGCTAAGTATGCATCAATAGATGCTCTAGATAAGCCAGCATCTTCTAATGATTTGTACATATCATCAGTGATAGTACCCTCATTTTCATGGAAATGTTTACTAATACTCCATGGATCTACTTCTGAATCTTTAAATATATCACCTAGCTTTTCACCGTAAGCATCATTAACTGCTTCATAATTGACCTTACCATCTTCTAGATAGTATTCAACATCTTCTTCAGTTTCTTTCTCTTCTTCTGTGTCTGTTTCTTTGTCAGAAGATTCGGTGTCCCTAGCTTCCTCGCTATCTTCAGTACCTTTTTCTCCAAGTTTCTTTTGAAGTTCGACATAAGCTTTTTCTAATTCTTCTGCGTCTTTATATTTACCTGCTAATAACTGCTCTTGTTGTTCTACTAATTGTTCACCTACCTTCAGAGACTCTTGCTCTTCTTGAGATAAATTATCTACACTAGTCTCTTCACTAGTACCTGGATCATATGTTAATGTTTCTGCCATAATTATTGTGGTGGTTGAATTGCTTGAGTTAATGCTGAGATACGATCAGTAGCATCAGGATCTTTAGAAGCATCCATCATTGGTGTAGATGCTAGTTGACCTGCTTGATCAGTTAATGATTGCTGTGCTTGCATCTGTTGCTGCTGCTGCATATCTTGCTGTAGTTGCTCAGGTGTCTTGATTAGATTTAATACATCTATACCTTGAGCTGCAGCTAATCTTTTGATAGCTTCACTAGGATCTACAAACTGAAGTAATGCCTCTGGACCTAGTGTTTGAGTTATAGTTTGAATGAATGTAGTTAATGCTTCTCTATCTTGTCCTCTACCTAGAGCGTTAACTCCAGCTACTATCTTAGGACGTACTATATCTTTAGGTAACTTAGGTAGTTGATTGCTACGTTGCAATACTAACAGGGTTCTATTTAAATATGGTACAAGGAACTCAACAGTTAACAGTGAGAATAAACCACCGAGTTGTTCATTCAACTCTTGCTGTGTCATTCTAACTTCTTCTGCTGTAGTCCTCTCACTCTGTCTAATATTTAAGACAAGGAAAGCATCTAATATTCTTTTCTCTATTTGTTGTACAAGACTAGCAGCTGTAGCAAAGTCAGCTGTCTTACCTACTTGTACAACTCCTACATCTTCTGGTCTACCTTGAATGATAGCACCATTGCCAGCCTTGGATAAGGTTTGTGGTTTAGTTGTAGCTGAAGGTGACACAAGGAAGATAACTTTAGATGCTACACTAGCACCCTCTACAAGGGACTGTGATAGTCCATCAAGTGATCTTAGGTCTCCTATAAACTCTTCTACTCTACCACGTCCGTAGTCCTCTCCATCGACTGTATTAAAACGAAGAACTAACCAAGGTGAGGCATTCTTTGGTGCTGTGCTGCGGCTATTAGGAAGAACCATACCTTCTGCTTCCTGATACCAAACCCAACGACCACTCTTCTCATCTAGTTTAACGCAAGTGTATACTTCTACGTCGTCTTCTTCTGAACCTGTTTTGTACCCATCATCTCCGGGTGCATTAGGCAATGGCTCAGGCAGTTCAGCACCTAAAACCTTCCTACTAATTAATTCTTTAGTAACTATTTCTAATATGTTACCGTTACCATCTCTATTAACAACATATCTTTGGAGTGGGAAGTTCTTTAAACCATCCTTACCCATGAAGATAAGAGCATTACCTGATACAATCAGATGTTTTAATGCTTGATGGACAACAACTCTATCACTTGATGCAGCTATATAATCCATGACCATACGTTCCATCTTAGAGAAAGATAAGTCTAACTCACTCCTCATTGATGGATCCATTTCTTCTCCTAACTTATCATCTCTGACTTGTAGTTTGAAGAAGCTAGTCTGTGGAGGTAGCATAGCTAACATTAGTTTTGCTGCTAATGTAACTACCGCCTTGGCACCGATTGACTGCCATGGTTGTGTTAAATTTTTAGTGTTACCTCTTTGTCTGAGGTCATGTTGTATTAAATATGGTAAGGTAAGTTCCGAACACTCAACAGCTGTATCTAAGAATTGACTTCTGTTAGTTGCTAACTGATCATATCTTGCCTTTGCTTTGTTCATACATTTAACCCTGTAGTATTACTTCCTTGGTTTATGTTACCTGTATTTAATTGTTTATCTATTGTTAGAGCAGCTGTTCCTGTTTTCTTACCTGCTGCTGGTCCACTTTGTTTTTTATTTGTTCCGTAAGATACTGATGCAACATCAGTTGCTGATTTAGTCTGACGTGCTGCAGGTAATTCACCTACGTTATCAGTAGCAGCTCGATTAGATGCACTTAAGTCTGGTAAGGCCAGCATCTTCGGTGCCTTTGGAGCGAATGGTCCAATACACATATTAATCTTCCTCTAATAATTGTTTAATATATTGTACCACGCTTTCTTGACCAGCACGGTACATGATTGATTCGATTTGTTCTTTTGGATGGACAGGTTGCCAAGCGAACTTCTGTTCAATATCGGCAACCAATCCTTCTAGCTTATCGGAATAAACCTTAAGCGTACTGGGGTAAATTTGTGTTTGCATGTTCAAAGAAAGCTGGCATACGGGCAGATCTGGTGTCAGAAAGTTGAGGTGCTTTGCCCTCATACATTAATCTATCACTTGAATCCAGCCAAAAATTTTTGTCCAAATATTTATCGGTAGTATTTATACCTAGAGGTTGGAAGATCCAATTAATTGTGGCCTTCCTAAGTTTGTCCAAAGAATTACTAGGGCGTAGACCCATAGCAGAACAAACGAGAGAATTACAGGCGACGTGTATTTGTTCGTCTCTGGAAATATCAGCCGATACGGTCCTAAGACCTGGATCGCCACAAAACCTAAAGAAAGGTAAAATAACAAAGAAAATAGCACGTTCCGCTACCAAAGCTTTTAATATAGTGTGGTCAGGGTGAGCTTCCCAAGCATCT